TTGTTATATATATTAAATTTAATAAGCCATTTAAAGGAAAAAAAGCTCAAAAACTCTATAAAAGAAGAGCTTAAAGACTTTACAAACGCACACAATTATTGCGACGACACCTCTTTAAATGATTTCAATTTACATAATGCAACACTAAATAGTATGTGCGCTAAAAAATGCATTACAAATTTAGATTTGTTTGTTGTTAGAAAAAGCTCAAACACTAAAAGAAAAATACTTCCACAAAAACGCAGTTAAAAAATTATTTTATATTACTATATTAAATAATACTATAAAATAATATGTATAATACATTTAAGAAACTAGGACGCAAATTTAAAAAAAATACGCGTAAATTTCGCAAACTCAAATGCTCTCCATATCAAAGTAAATATGTCGACACTGAATTAAAAGACTATACTTGCTATACGCGTAATAATTTGCAATTATTTAAAAACGTGTGGAATGCTAATAATAGCAACAAAATTTTGACTAATAATAGTAAAGAAATATGGAATTTTTTCAAGCAAAAATTAGATAAACAATGCTATGACGAATTATGTTGGTTAGAAAAAACACCATTAAGTAAAGTCAATAATAAAGAATTATTAATAAAAGAAATATTTAAGCCGTTTTCTCCCGAAACTTGGTCGTCAAAGCCCAATACGTGGCTCTCTAGTGTTGATATAACTAAAATAATGAAACAATATGAAAAATCCCATAAACATTTTAAGTTTATAGGGCCAACACCTATAGATTTTGATGCAAAAGAAATGTTTTCTACTTGCGTGTGGGAGCAATTATGTAATTTTAATTTAGAAAATCATATTAAAAATAAGATTAGCAAAATAGGAGTAATATTTAACACTGATCCGCATAATAAGTCAGGAAAACATTGGATATCTTTATTTGTTGATTTGACTAGAAAATTCATTTTTTACTTTGATAGTAATGGTTCAAAAATGCCAAAACAAGTAAAAGTATTAATAAACAGAATAGTAGATCAAGCGCGCAATTTAAATATACAATTAACAATAGATGACAATGAAGGTTTTACTCATCAATATGGCGACGGGCAATGTGGTATGTATGCACTATATTTTATAATAGAATTATTGCAAGAAAATAAAACTTATAGCTATTTTAAAAATACACGCATAAAAGACAGCACAATGAAAAAATATAGGAAAAAATATTATAATGAGGCAAATATAAAAATGAATTCGGTGTTTCTTGATTAATGTTTAGATTTATGATAAACCCAATAAAAATTGAATTAAAAATTATGATTAGACTTATAACGTTAATCACTATCTACTATGACAACCACAACCAAAAAGGTGCTTACTGAAGATTTGGGCAAAATGTTCGAAATGGCAATTTGTTTGAATTATGAAACGTCTTATGATGGAACTTACAAATATAGTTTGGCTGAAGCACAATCTCTCAAAAACAGACTTAGCAATCTTAAAAAAGTCTTTAATTATAACATTAGGCATTGTGCAAGTCGTGGGAGCAAATATGATTTTGAATGTGTAGATGACCCTAGCATCCATTTAAGCGCTAAAACGAGCAAAAATAAGACCGGTAAAGTGTGTCCGCAAGTGCTAGGACAACCCTCACGCAAAAAGTTTTGCGAGTTTTTCGCACTTGATCAAGGCATAGGCTTAGACCAAATCAAGCTCTTTATTAGCAATAACATTGCAAATTTATTGCAAGTCTATAGTGCGCATACTTTTGATTGTCCTATATTATATTATAATAAACATAGTGACTTGCTAGCCTTTATAGTATTAAAAGAAGAGATAAATTGGTCAGCCAGTAACATTAACTTTAGTCATAATATTAGAAAAAAGCTATGGAATGAGAGTTCGTCTATTAGCATAAATGGAGTAACTATTGGCGAATTTCAAGTGCATAATAATCGCGACTGTATTAAATTTCGCTGGGCATTTGAAAATTTGCTAGCATTGTTTGGGCATCATTTTACAATTGTTGAATTGTAGGCTCTAATCAAGTATAATTTAATAATTAGTCTTTATATAGTTTATAAATATAGTATTCTGCTTTTTTTTATTGTAAAAGCGTCACAATTTTGTCATAATATGTTTTATCGATTTCACAGCCTTTAAAAAGTCGCTTAGTGTTTTTACAAGCTAGCGCAGTTGTTCCAGACCCTAAAAATGTATCTAATATTGTGTCGCCTTCATTTGAATGTTTTTTAATGAGTTCTTCAAATAGCGCTAAACTCTTTTGTGTAGGATGAAACCTATTTTTACCGCCTTGTAACGGATAACTATAAATGCCGTTGTCATAACTGCTATTAAATGTTGGATTGCTGTCTTTAACACCTAATAGTGCGATCTCTCTAGTATTAGTTAAATAATTGACTTTACTATTTCTTGGTTGCGGATTAGTCTTAATCCACTCAATAAACCTAAGCTGCTTAAAATTGTATTTTTCTAATAAGTCTTTTAGGTTTGTAATTTTCCATAAGTCAAAGAACATTATTAATGTGCCGCCTTTTTTTAGTTTGCTATAATAAAGCTCAATAAACTTTTCTAAAATAGCTAGACTAAAATCACTATCCCAAGACCCGTAGTCGGTTTTAACGCAATATTTTTTTCCATATATTGACCCATATTTAATATAATTGCTTTTATGTGTGTCGTCTTCAATTGCATTTTGCTCTTTATAATTTGTCCATTCTTCTTCTGACTTAACCTCATTAATGTTATTAGCTTCATTATATTTAACATTATTATAATGCTTATCTAGACCGCTCGACTTAGATATAATATAAGGCGGGTCTGTTAATATTAAATCAATAGAGTTAGGGTCTAATGTTTTTAAATATTCTAGACCGCACATATTTTCAACGCTAATAGAAGGATTAGGATTGTCACTACTTTTATTATCAATATTTTTTTCAATACTAGCTTTATGTTCGAGCAATTTAATTAGTGCATCTTTGCTTTTTGATTTATAATTTGTAATTCCTTGTTGCTCACATTGTAACATAAGCTCAGCTTTAGTTAATTTTGCTAACTCCATAACTTGGCTATAATGCATTACTTAATAGTTGTATATTAATTATTCAATTTTTAAATAATTAATATGTTATATATTATAATAATGCAAAAATGATAAAATAAAATTGAAAACAAATATAAATGAAATATATTAAATATATAAATCTATAAATCTATAAATCTATAAATCTATAAATCTATTAATCTATAATGTCTGAGTATATTCCAAAGCAAAATATTACAAAAAGAATGAGAGTTGCCTATAGTCTAGAAGAACAAGCTATTATGAAAAATGATAAAAAAATTATACTTTTACAATTAGAAAATTTGAGTTTAAAAGGCAAATCTGTTATTTTTGAAAATCAAGAAATAATTGCATCGACAGTAGTAGCCACATTTAAAAAAAGAAACATCATAAATATTATGGTTGTATCTAAAACGCAATCTGGTAAAACAGGAAGTATGTGTGCGTCTATAAAAAAATATTTAGAAGACAGCGACAATTTAATACCTATTGAAAATATATATATAATTACAGGCTTATCAAGTTGCGAATGGAAAGAACAAACGAAAGAAAGAATGCCTGAAAGTATACAAAATAGAGTTTTTCATAGATCAGAATTACCCAAGACATTTGTTGATGAAATTAAAGATAAAAAAAATATCCTCATTATTATGGATGAAATACAAGTTGCTGCGAAAAAAGATCAAACTATTTACAAGACATTTGATAACGCTGGAATTCTAGACAAATCAAAATTATATGAAAATGATATTAAAATATTAGAATATACAGCAACACCAGACGGAACCATTTATGATTTAATGAAATGGAAAGATGCTTCGTATAAAATATTAGCAGATGTTGGTGATGGTTATGTTAGTTGTTATGAATTATTACAAATGGGAAGAATAAAACAATTCAAAGATTTGTGCGGTTATAATATATATAATCATATTAAAAATTTATATTACAAAAACTTAGGAGGACCATTAGAAGGACAATTAGAAGAATTAGTAACAGTTGAAAAACACATTAAAATGATATCTGATTTTATTATAAATAGTGCTAACGAATTTATAATGTATAATAAAAAATTTGATACAAATTCTTATAATGAACTTATCCAACAAAATAATTTAGAAATATATATCAAGATAACAAATATAAATGCAATTGAAATATTCAATCATCTAAAAGAGACATTTAAAAATATACAAGAAATTAAGAATGATGTTGTTAATGAATTTAAGCAACCTTTATATCATATTATTAGAACCAAACCGGCTGATAATCAAGATTTGACTATACATAATTTTAAGCTGTTATTTAATGATATTAATTGTGATTATATTAATTATGATGGAAATAGTGATATTAAAGATATTAATAAACTTCTTAGAGAACCACCAAAAAAACACACATTTATATTTATTAAAGAAATGTTAAGATGTTCTAAAACATTACATAAGAAATTTATTGGAATATTATATGAAAGATATGTTGCAACACCAGATGATTCAACAATTATTCAAGGATTAGTAGGTCGTGATACTGGATATGATAATAATGGTATAAGCATATGTTATACTAATATAGAGAGTATTGAAAAATATGAAAGATTATGGAATAGCAAGTTTGAAGACACAACTATTCTATGGAACTCAAAAACAACTGCAATTATAAGCGGAGCTCTTACAGGTAAAAATACATTTAATGATCCAAAAGCATATGATGGATTTTCAGAGACAAGTGAGGATAGTATTGAAGACAATCCTGACATAGAATATAAAGAATTCAAGACACAAGAAGAAGCTATAAAATTTGGCATTGACGTACTTGAAAAAAAGTTTAACAAAAGAGACCCTAATAAGCTAGCACCAAAAGAAGTTAGAAATAATGGAATGAACCCATCTTGTGACGAACTAGTTAAACGCGTGTGGGGTATTAATGTTGATACACCCGCAAGAATGATACCAACACGCAATGAAACTTGGTGTGTATATTGGCGTCCATCACTTATTAAAAAATAATTAATATGTTATTATTATTAAGACAAATTCGTCTGTGTATGTGTAATATTCCATAATTTTTCTAAGCTCCATATAGGTGTGCGTTTATTTAGCGCCCATAATGAAATGCGATTTACATAATGGCGACAATCATTTATACCTAATATATATTTTTTTGGTAGAGTTTTTTCAAATTGCTCCACTTCTTCCAACGATTTGCTGGTTTCACCCCAATATATGGTTTTATTTGGAACATTTTCGGGTATATAAAACCTATATAGCTTATCGA